CTGAAATCAGCTTCCATTTTGACGGGCTCCTTCCAACTTTGTAGGAACGGCTGGTACAAGGCCGTTTAGTTTAGGCGCAACAGGCGCGGTGGGCTCAGGCATGTTACTATTCTTAAGTTTGTCAGCCTCGGGATCTCCAGAAGGACGCATCCCTACGATCTGACGAATCTCATTTGAGGAAACAATCTCATTACGTGTGAACTTATCCGCGATCTCCGCAATCTCGCTGATCGGAACAAGACGGAATGGATCAGAGAAGTACTGAATGGACTGCATTTGAGACCTGGCTGTTTTAGTCAGGAAACTACGACGCATTGCTTCAACAATAGCTGTCAGAATTGGGGCGATTGTACGGTTCTGATAATTCAACATCGCTTTTTCATCGGCTGTGCCATTCATCACATCTTCGGTCAAACCAAGCTGATTATACAACAAACCGGTCAAGTATTCAACTTGCTTGAATAGATTGTTCTCGGCTGGCCTGTTTAGTTGTGTGATCTTTTCCGTACCATCGGTGTAGGCGATTCCATACTTGCTATCTTTGAGTTGGAATTCAATATCAGCTCGTCGAGATTCTGCTTGTTGTCGCCGTGCCTCAGACTTAATGACATATGGGAGTTGGATAATCAGATCAAGTTTTCCAGAACTAGACTGTTCGTCCACTACATCTAGCAAGTTCAACTTGCGAATCAGACGCTGCAAGGTCGAGTTCGGTTCGTTCATAACGTTGAAAAGAGGATTCTCAACAATCGCGACGACTGATTTGAGCAACGTGAGTTCTTCTCGGTTTCCAGTCTTCTGATTATACAGACTGATCCGAACATGTTCTGGATACCATTGAACAACATTTCCAACACGCATCGTTTTGATATCGTAACTACCAGTAACGGAAGGGTTGATTGTCGTATCCACCGGAACAATAGCCGCTACGCCATACTCAAATAGCGTCATAGCCACATCTTGTCTAAAAGCAGTCGCAGATTGATCGATATTAGCTTCGACCTGCAAGCAATCATTCAATCCACTCGGAACGTCTTCCAAATATCGCCGATCGTCATCCAATCGAACATGACGAATCTGATTGGAGGCGACGTCAATACTCAACCTCGTATAGACGGACGCAATCATGGATCTTTCATTGATTGCATAAACCCGGGTTCTAGTTGGTTGATACCCAAAACCTGGGCCTAGATCAAAGGCTGATGTAGTCTTTTCATCTCGATTCGTGAACGCATTCCATGCGTGCTTTAATCGGGACCCAAAGCCTGCCACTTGTCACCTCCTACCTAAAGCTCGACGTTATGAAGGTTGCTTGTCTTCTAACTTCTCCAACATTCTCTTGTCTGGATACCAAGCCGATCCAAGTTTCATTCCACCATGACGCCGAACCATCGCTGCAGCCGCTTTCTCGCCCTTTTTAATCTGTTTTCTAGATTTTCCTATATCATGGGCTCTGATCAAAAGCGTGGCAGTTCTACGCTGCATTAGAGTTAGTTCTTCTTTTGGAATCTTCTTGGCTTTATATGGACCGCGAACGGTCTTCAGAAATCCAGTTCGACTATTCCTCCTAACTCCCCAGCGCATTCCCTTAACGCCAAAGTGTGCTAGAGCCTCTTCTCGCTCCATGAACACCCCTATTCAAAAGCGTCTTTGTTGAGTTTATAAGCAATCCACGCATCCATTAGAGCGGACACATTATCGATCTTTTCATCATATCGCTTCTTCAAGAGCTTTCGATTTCCATTAGTGTCCTCAAGCGTGATGGCATTACCCATAGCGAACATCATCAAAGCCTGATCAAAGATCAACATTCGCTCACCACTGAGATTCTTCAACTCGCCAAGAGGCACAGACTCAGTTCGAGCGCCTTGGATGACCTTCTCAATACCATAAGGCCCATTCTCTTGTTCCCAGCGAGTAACAAACTCTTTGGCATTGTATGGGTCAAACCCGAATGTTCTAACGTCATACTCGGACACTTCGATGAAATGATCCAAATCCTCATAAACTTCCATCATGTCAAGAACAGTGCCCTCGAGGACGTGCAAACTACCTTCATTGATGAACTCCTCGTACTTCTGACGCATAGCACCTGGGAGTTTCATCAGTGTCAACGAAGAGATATAGCTACGTGTCTTGACCCCAAATTTGCCACTAGGTAGAGGGAATAGAAACGTAAAAGCACAGAAATCATCTCCCTGCGAAAGATCCGCACCGAGAGCACACGGAAGCTGCCAGAATTCACGAGGTCGATGTGGAAGAGTCTCTTCGTAGGTGAAGAAGTACGTGTAGCCCTCCATTGGAATACCGAAACGTTTGGCAAGAATGTCATTACGGGAAGCTGGAGCCTTCTCGGCTCTTTCGACATCGAGCTGATAAGTTTCATAGGATACAGTCAAACCTAGATTCGGATTTGCCTTCAACCAGGTCGAAGGATCGGCTACTTCTTCGACTTCATCTAATTTATAGTGGAAGATTGAAATGTGTGGAGCTAAATACTCGCCCTTTAAAATACTAGCTAGTTCCATTTTGATAGTATCGCCAGAACCGTTTCGAACCGTTCCCTCAGAACTGATAGCGACGATTAGATAGTCGTCAAGTTTAGATGCCCCTTGCTCAACGGCGCCAACCACATCTTCTCGGATGTCTCCAGAGAGCCATTCATCAATCGTTGATACTTTTGGGCGCAGTCCCTGCAACTTATTAATCGTCATCGGCCTGATCTCAAGCAACGATCCAGTCAGAAAGTTCTCAACACCCTTTTTAGTCGATGCGAGTTTCACCCGATTAGCTCTAGACCCAGTCGTGTTCTGCATCGATCCTTCGGTCAAGAACTGGAAAAGAGGCCCTCGACTTCGAGTAATAGCGGTTCTAGCTGGGGACATAACTTCGTCGGCTTGTTTCATCGTTGGTGCAGTAGTTATCTGATGCGTTGTAGACGTATCTACATTGAGGAAGTAGCTATGTAGACATGAAGCATACATCGACTTGGCCGCACCTCGTGCTACGATAAGATACTGCTTAGTAGTCAACCTCTTCTTTATGACTTTCTGGACATACCTTCCACCATGGTTATCCTCGGTTGGTTGATAAACGCTTCGCTCAACGAAATAGTACCATCCGAAGATTTCTTCAGCCCAGAGTTTGAAAGAAGGGAGGAGATGCAGATCACCTCCGTCGGTTAGCGTGAGCTCGTTCTCACAGTAACTAATAAATCCTTCGACAGCAAGATCATCGTAATAGAACTTAGGATTAGCGATGAGTGAATCAATACGATTCATCTCCATTGAGATCTCTCGATTGACAGGAATATCGCCGTTCATTACGGCTTTTCTGAATTGGCCGTAATAAATTGGTGTGGCTGAATTAGAGAGACCCATCGCCACCTCCTATTTGTTCTTCTTCTTACTACTCTTTTGACTATCACGGAGCGTCGACAACAAAGTCTCCGTAAAGTCAAGACCCTTGGCAATTCTTGGGTCATGGTGTGGCTTCAACTGAGATTTAACACCCTTGATTGCATACTTCGGAATTGGTCCAGGCAAGAAATCTTGAACGAACTTCTGGCCTTTAGTTTTGTACTTTGGGGCTACCTCAGAAAGTCGTTTTTCGAGACCAAGTCGATCAACCAAAAACCGCATTTCTTCATTGGTGAGTGCCTGAGGGCCACTCTTCCGAGCTTTCTGTTTAAGCGCGGCAGATCGAAGTGCGTCTGCCGTAGTTTCTTGTCGGTCTCCGCCCTTAACTTTGACTGGTTTTCCTGGCACAGCCTTAAGCAATACCGGCGTTGCCTTTGTAGAACCGACAGTGCTTTTAGAGACGCCAAGTGGTGTCGTACTCGCGCCATCGCCGCCAGACTCGGACCGTCGACGCCTCCTGATGCCCCACCTCATGCCCTTGACGCCGTAGTGAGCAAGGACCTCCTCGACGGTGTCCATGAGTCTCCTACTCTCGGTAAGTTACATAGGTCTTGGCGTATCTTGTGGTATAATCAATTGGATCAGTCCCACCATCTACCATAATCTCCCAATGTCCGCCGAGACCACTTCCCTTCTCGGGATGATAGTTCTCATATGCGATCGAATTAGAAGCACCAGCATCCCATGCCGGACTCTTATAAGCAGTCTCATCCCCGTCCGAACGAACAAATCTTGTGTGAATTGTTCGAGTGGCGGATCGACCGCTAGGAAGATGTATACGAAGGTATAGGAAGTGTTCTTCCTTATTCTTCCCAGTAATACCCGACGCAGGTTGAGCTGGTAGATCGATATTGTGCCACTTACCATCCGGATACACTAGTTTCTTCGAGTCAAACTTCTCAGAATACCAGTCCCAGATACCGACATCAGTCTCTACGTTACCGCCGTCAGTAGGCACTTCTGGTTCCTCCGTATCCGTCACATCATTAATAATCTCATGGCCCGTTCCAGCCAATAGATGATCCATATGAGCTGTGGTAGGAGGCAATTCCTTCGCAAAGCCGTGTTGATCAGCGCATAAATATGTCTCTTCCTCTGTCTGATCTAGGAAATTGCCAGTGATAGGTAGGTTCTCGCCGCCTTCGAGCGGGTGTTTATTGAGCGAGTCTTGCCAACGTCTGACACTATCCGAATCCTTTTGTCCAGCCACCAACTTAGAACGATATACGGGACCAGGAGGGAGAGTCTCATGGGCATCGATCCAAGCTTGCGGATTCTTTCCACCGCAAGATACCCAATGTGGTTGAGCATAGATCCCGAAGTGTAGATGATTCCCTGAGCTATTACCAGTCGTTCCGACATCTCCAATTTTCTGCCCTGCTTCCACTCGCTGACCTTCACTAACGTTCTCAGCTGAGAGATGAGCATAGAGTCCCCACAAACCAGGAGACCCATCTGGGAGCTTATCATGGTCGATCACAATAGAACGACCAAACGCCGATCCGAAACTCGTTGGATAACCTACCTCGACGACCGTTCCACCCCAAGCAGCCACGACATCTGTGCCAGCAGGAGCGGCAAAGTCGACCCCGTCGTGATATCCACAAGACCAAGCCGAGCCAGCTTTCCAGTAAGCCGTTGTGATCGACTTTCCAGGCACTGGATTAACCATCTTTGTCCTCCTCTTCATGTTTGTCGGAGCGTTTCTTGAACCAATTATCGATTCCCATAGCTAGAATAAATATAATTCCTAAAAGACCTAGAACGACAGCAGTGCCACCTATCCAGTAAAAGAGCGATTCCGGATACATTAGACTACTTCTTCTGGCAGAAGCTCTACTTTTCCATCACTCATGGTCTCGATTTGAGCAGATATAGCTTCTGCCGCTCGAGAGAGATGAAGAATAGCACTTAGCGTCGCTCCCTCACGATACGCACGCAAAGCGAGGCCTAGTTGAATAAGGACTGATGATTGGAGCTGTACAATCAATCCGTCTTGTCGATCAGTGCCATCACTGCTGCTCCTGCTGCTCCGCTTGCTAGTACTAGGAGAAACTGAGCCCATCCTACTAAACCTTCGACGTAGAGCAAACATGCGCCAGCGACGAGGACTGAGGTCAGAATCAGCAACAAGGCGCTCCTCATCAGTCATCTCTCCATCCTACTTTCTTATCAATCCGTCGATGTGTCCATACCATGAGTCCGATCGTCAATGCAAGGAGTAGCCCAAGAACAATGACTATTGCAATCAGGTAACGGACCATCCAAATCAGCCTACTTGCTGACCAGGAGGATCATCAGAAATTTGCATGGACTGTACCTGAGACAGGATCATCGCGTCTGTAATGACCCCCTCATCGGCACCAGGATCTGCATCCGGTTCGCCCTCAACCGATGGATGGCTGGCTTTGTAGGATTCCCATGCAGTATCCCATCCTGGGGCAGCTGCCCAGTCACGACGACGATCCCAGGTCCACTTATCAGGATCTTCCTTCGTTTCAGGCTCACTGGCATATGCCTGTGCGACTCGAACTTGCATCATTCGGTTATCCGCGATCTCACCCTGCGTCTTATATGACATGACAACCCCTCCTAGGCAATACTTACGGCCACGGCGCTTACAACATTATAACGAGAGTCTGCTGTCGTACTAGCAGTCCCACTTCCTGTGGCGATCCATGCCTGAAGCGTGACCGGGTAGGCGGCACCGTTATGTGTTACGGCAAGACATCCGCCAGGCATGAGCGTCTGATAGTTTCCCGATCCAGTAGGCATTGTCTGTCGATGACGACCTGGCGCATAAAGGCCATTTACGGTAACGGCAGCCTCAAACGAGACCGTCGCCGTTGGTGTTGACAACATTAGCCATCCCATAGCAAATACTAGATCAACCGTCGTTCCTGGTTGTGGCGTGATTGTTGAAGTGCAGACGTTCTGAATGGTTCCACTATTGATTGTCTTAACCAGTGGAGTAATAGCAGTGTTAGTACGAAATATATTATGGGTCCAACCTCGGGTAGCCGCATGCTCAGGCAAGTTCGGGTCCATTACACCCAAAGGACCAAGTGTATTGGCATTCGCGTCTTGTAGAATGCGAATACCATCCAAACCGTTTGAAGCGGTATTCATAGCGAGATAACGCTTGAGTACTCCATTAGGGCCTGTAAATTCTACAGACCCGCCCGAAGCGCATATCAGATAGAAAGCCGCAGCTAGGGTACTATTAACATTGGTGGCGGAAACATCCTCCGCATTCACTAGAGGAACGTCTAGCGTTCCGGTCATCGTGTCGCCGGACTGCTTCACATATCTAGCATCAGCGTCCGGCTGGGTGATTCCGCTGCCAATTATAGGAACATACTGCCCTGTATTAGGATCACGTACGTTAAGAACCGGCATTATAGCTCCTTATGCGTCCCAGTCGACCCAAAGTTCTGACCCATCGGTAGGCTCATTGTTTTGAATTGAAACCTCGTTCACTACACGTCCATCGACATAGCTCTTAGTTGCTGCATCTGAAGGATTAACCGGAGTTGGGAGGTTCGTAATAACGTTACCGAGCATATCGATAAGCTTATAAAATTTCACGCCAACACCACCACCCTATAACCTGCCGGAAGCACAGGATTCGTTATGATCGTGATCGTATTAACTGAAGTATGCTGAATCTCGAAATCGATTTCTTCATAATTAGCGGCAGTGTTATAGACGCTAACTATGACGTCCTTAGTATTCAGATTATGTGTAACTACCTGAGATGTGCTCGCTGTAAGGGCAGCAGCATAGCGCTTCCCACCGCCTGTCGTAGCGATAGAAACGTTCGCTGTGCCATCAATCGAAGTCGAACCGGTTACATCTCCAGTTAGAGTGATAGTACGAGCAGTAGTCCATTTTGGCGCGGAATTAATCTGAATGGCATCAGGACTTACTGTCATATCAGCGTTCATGCTTACAACGTCGAGCTGAGTGCCAGTCTTTGTCAGACCAGCTCCGGCGACCAAATCGCTTAGCCCGGACCATCTGGTCCAGGTGGAGGTAGATGTGCCCGGAACCCACGGGGTCGCCCCAATAGCGGTACACATAAACTGTGAGTCAGCTCCCAGTGTGCCAGACGCAATGGGCACGAGAGTGCCATCGACAAGTTCTCCTGTCGCATTCATATCGTTGGCTCTAGTCCACGCACCAGAGCTCGCAATATAAATTCCATTCTCAACCGGTGCTGTCTGGCCAACAAGAAGAACTCGATCATTCGCGAGGAGAGTAACGCCGTCGATCGTAAGAAGCCCAGTCAAAGCTACATTTGAAATTGAGACGACTCGACATGCAGACTTGAAGGAGAAGCCTTGCGTAGCGATGTCCACATATTGCTTCGTGGCAGCGTGAAGATTTGCTGTCGGATCAGCATTAAGACTAAGGAATCCCGTCATTGTGTCGCCAGCCTTGAGAACGCGAGCGGCGAGATCCGTTACAAGATTTGCGATCTTGGATTGCTGAATGGCTGCTGACGCATTAACGTCGCCGTCGATTATAACTCCGGCAGCGATCTGTGGATTCGGGTAAGTCCCAGTAAGATCTCCACCAGCAGCTCCGGTTGGGGGACCGCCATAAGGAACCCAAGCTGTACCGTTGTGGTACATCATGATCTTGGTCGTAGTGTTATAATAGAATTTCGCTTCTAGGGACGTTGGGTCCGAAGGGAGCATCTGAGCGCGAGCATTCTGCAGCTCGTTGTCGCTCAGATCAATCGAGCCATAGAATTTGCGCGCCATCGTCTACTCCTCTCACCCTGTTACCAGAGCGTATCCAGAAAATGCGGCCGAGAACGTTAGTGTTACCTCAGTAGGCCCTGTGACGTCGATGTCGCCAGGCTCAACCTCACCTCCAGCTGAGTCAATAACCCTGATAGCCCCAATAAGTCGCCCCGTATCAAGGACCCAAGTGGCAATCGGAGTATTTTGATCGATCCTAGTGACTATAGCTCCACTTCCGGAACCGCCGCCCTCAGCGCCCCAATCGACCCATATTTCAGATCCGTCGCTTGGCGTAAATCCTCCGACACTAACTTCATTAGGAACGAATACTAGGTTGTCTGTTCCAAGTCTAGCGATATTGTATTGTTCCGAAGAGATTGCAGTCGGTCCTGGTGGACCAGGAACCGTTGAGTCAGCTCCGTCATCTCCATCCAACCCTGGAGTCCCTGGAGGACCAGGAGAACCAGGAGAACCAGGAGAACCAGGAGGACCTTCGGGGCCAACTTCTCCTTTAGGACCAGGATTGCCACCTATAATTTGAACTTCAGCCTCTACAACTCCGATCTGAACCTCAGGATTTGTTGCATCAACTACAACGTTCGGAAAATCAATTCTAGCTTCAACTACTGGCGTCTCAACCGACACAACTACAGGTGATACATCGGCTACAACGATCGCGTTGGCATACTCGATTGTGAATTCGACGGGAGTATCATCGACATCTATTGTGACGTTTCCCATTATTGACCTGGCGTTTCCTCAGTGACATCCATATCGATGTAAAGAGCCCCTTTGGCAACAGTCCTGACTGGATCTCCGCCATTTAGGGACAATTGACAGTCCCAGACGCCGCTGAATCGCATTATGTTCGTGGTAATTCCTAATTCTCTCGTCCGTACTCGAGCGCCACCAGTCTCAACAAGAGCTCTTGTAACGGCAGACGGAAGACGAAGGAATGCAGGACCGTTAGGCTCTACCGGTTCCGTTATCTCGAAGGTAGCGCTAAGCACATCAGAGCCAACCACAGGACGAACTTGAGCACTGAATGTCCGACCATTGATATATGTTGTTGGAACGACAACAGCGATCTCTAGCGTATCACCAGCATAACCATTGACATCTACTACCTGTGGACGTAGATCGAGGATAGCCATTAGACGCGCTCCTCAGCAGGGATCGGTTCGATCACTTCTGGCGGAATACCAGGATCAGCTTGAACGTTCAAACGCCACTCGAGTTCCTTGATTTGCTCCTGGACTGCTGTTTGATGGTGAGCAGTTTGAGGAGGATCAAACAGAAGACGAACCCGCAGATAGATATACGTCTTGACTGCATGAAGATTCATCTCAGGCGTTATGAAGTCTCCCCACAACGCCGTATCGTCCTCGATGGAGAACCCTCCGGGCGGACCGACAGCCAACTGAGTCAAAGTTGTGAACACAGAGTTAATGTGAGTAATAACGTCGAGGTCAAAGACTGTATAGTCTTCCCCAAGACCAAGCATTTTCTTTACAGTAACAAGAATGCTGTCTTCCATAGCGATCACCTCCTCTAGTTACCAAAGCTTGGTGTCTCCACGTCGACGCTCCAAAGGAGGTCTTGGAAGTTGGCTCTCATCCCCGTAATGTATAGCATTGTGAGTACGATGAGAAGTTGTGATTAGGAATTCCTGATCGAGATGTACATCAAAATCGTCTTTTGGACGCATGGGATTCATGTGATGGATAGCAATTCTCCCATGGATCTCAAAACCTGGAACTCCTAAATCACAACCCTCGTCGCGAACAATTATCTCATTCCGAAGTTGCTGCCACTCCCTGGATTTATAGAACATTTGATTAATGTATCTATCGAATCCAAACGTCTCATCGCCTGGTTGGCCATGAAGGGCTAAGTAGCGGTAACGTTCCTCAATAGTTAGTAAACGTCTAAGCTCTCGATAAGTTCTAATCATCCATTATCTCCATGTCCTCAAGGCCTGCATAAGAACGCATAGCATTGAGGGCCTGCATGTACAGTTCTTCAACTTTCTTAGCCGAAGCCATGGCTTCAACTCGAGCTTTTAGCAATTCATTCTCTTGAGCTATACGATCTTGCTCGAGACGTTCCCTCGTCGACCCTAACTTAAGGTAATGGCTAATGACTTGAGCTGACGCAGTTCCCTCCCTGAGCTGTCTCTCAGCTAGATCTACCGCTAGAGAAACCATTTGGTTCTCTCGACCTTCGAAGCTTGGGGCTGGTGGTCTGCGAGGACGGTCAGAAGGGAGAGGTTTCGACCTTGCCATAAGGAACACCTCCCTACTTCATATGGCGTTTAGA